TTTACAGGATCTGCTGATATAACAGGTTCATTATCCGGTTCCTTTACAGGATCTGCTGATGTAACAGGCTCATTATCCGGTTCCTTTACAGGATCTGCTGATGCAACAGGCTCATTTACAGGCTCATTTACAGGATCTGCTGATGCAACAGGCTCATTTACAGGCTCATTTACAGGATCTGCTGATGCAACAGGTTCATTATCTGGTTCATTTTCAGGATCAATTGATGGGACAGAATTTTACTTATATAATCTACCAACTTCAGAACCAGCAGAATCTGGAAGGTTATGGTTAAGTGGTAATGCTACAAGTGGTTCTAAATATTTGGTAGTAAGAAATTAAATTAATACTTTACATAAAAAAATTTAAGGACTCAATATGAGTCCTTTTTTTCATATTTATAACAAAATATAGATTATGAATATACCTATTTGGGACGGTTCAAGTTCATTCGCACCCGGAGAAACACCTTTTGGTTTTTATGATAATGATGCTGAATTTAGAAGAGATGCAGATAAAGTAGCTGTTTTCTGTGCAAACAGATTGGGTTATCCTTTAGTAGATATAGAACTTCAATCTGGTTCTTTTTATACTGCATTTGAAGAAGCGGTAACTATGTATGGAAATGAAATATGGGCCTATATAGTTAGAGATAATTTTTTAGATTTAGAAGGTATTTCAATATTTGAAGAATTAAATGAAACTATAATAACACCAAGTTTTAAATCTATTATAAAACTAACTCAACAATATGCTGATGAAGCAGGAGTAGGAGGTACAATCCCCTGGTATTCAGGTTCTTTTGATTTAACTAAAGGCCAACAAAATTACAGTTTTGAAACATTTATGTCAGCTAGTGGGTTTACAGGGTCTGCTTATTCCGAAGGAATAGAAATTAAACGTGTATTTTACCAAGAACCAATTCCCGCATCTGATTTATATTTAGATCCATATAATGGTTTTGGTTTTGGAGGTGCAATTGCTGCCGGAATGGTGGGTGTAGGAGGATTTGGTGGTGATATGGGATTTTTAATGATGCCCCTAAGCTATGATATGCAAGTAATTCAATCAATCGAAATGAACCAACAAGTTAGATGGTCAAATTATAGTTTTGAAATACATGCTAATGATCTTAAAGTATTCCCAGTTCCAGAACAAAGTGGAAAAATTTGGTTTCAATATATTTTTGAAAAAGATAGAGGAGGGGTAAAATGTGCCACAGATCAAGTTAATAATGTAGGTAATGCTAATTTCCAAAACCCGAAATATAGTTTAATCAATTCTATTGGTAGACAATGGATATTTGAAATGACACTAGCTATTGCTAAAGAAATGTTAGGATATATTAGAGGTAAATATACAAGTATACCAATTCCAAATTCTGAAGTTAATTTAAATCAAGGAGATTTAATAGCAGCAGCAACAGCCGAAAAAACAGCATTATTAGAAAGATTAAGAGCTTATCTTGATGAAACTTCTAGAAAAGCCCTATTAGAAAGAAAGGCACAAGAAGCAGAATCTAAAATGGTAGAATTACAACAAGTCCCTTGGACAATTTTTATAGGATAATATATGGCAATGTTTACAGGACAGAGGGATGTTTCTCTGGTAAGAAAATTAAATAGAGAATTGATGGGTAATATTATTACCCAACAATGTGCTTTGTATCAATTTAAATTAGAAGAAACTAAAGTAAATATATATGGTGAAGCAGCAGAATCTAAATTTTATAATGGTCCTTTCTTATTTAATGTTTTGATTAATAGATCAAACGAAGAATACGGCGAGAACGAAGAAGGTATTCAATTTGGTCAACCTATAGATTTTTATTTTTTTAGGGATGATCTTGTTGATGCTGATGTAGTACCTGAAGTTGGTGATATTGTTTTATATCAAGAAAGTTATTATGGTGTACAAAGCACAATAGGTAACCAATATTGGGGTGGGAAAAACCCTGATTATCCTAATAATGATTCGGACGGGAAACTAAACCCATTAAACCCAGGTTTAGAAAAATTTGGAAGTAACTTATCCATTTTAGTATCAACCTATTATATACCTGCGGATAAAGTAGCGATTTCTCCTTATTTAGAAAGAATGTAATGAGCAAAATTAGAAAACCAATACCAAAAACCCAAAGACAATTAAGTGTTGAACAGCAAACTGCTTATGACACTGAAAGGGGTAATCCTAATGCTAAAATTAACCCTAACGAGTCAGAAACAGGGATAGATTTTAATAGGTCTACAAAATTAAGCTTTAAAGAAGATAAAACAAAACCTTTTTCAATAGGTATACAAGATCTTGATGAGGCTGTATTTTATTATTTTAAAAATGTAATAAAACCCTTCGTATTCCAAAATGGGGAAAGAAGAAATGTTCCCGTAATATATGGTTCACCTGAAAGGTGGAAATCATTTCAACGTGATGGTTATTATAGAGATAAAAATGGTGCTATAATGCTACCTATCATTGTTTTAAAAAGGGATACATTAACTAAAGATAGAACAGTGTCTAATAAATTAGATGCTAATGGAGTAAATTTATATGGTTCATTCCAAAAAAGATACAGCCCAGATAATTTTTATAATAATTTTTCTGTATTAAATAATAAAAAACCTGTAAAAGAACACTATGCAGTAGCTATGCCTGATTTTGTAACATTAGAATACAGTGTTATTGTTCAATCATATTATATGGAACAATTAAACAAAATCATAGAAGCTTGTGAATATGCATCCGATGCTTACTGGGGTAACCCAGAAAGATTTAAATTTAGGGCTTTTATTGATTCCTTTGCAACTGAAACTTCTTTAACCCAAGGTATGGATAGATTAGTAAAAGGAACATTCAAAATCCAATTACGAGGATATATTATACCTGATACAATCCAGAAAGAAATGCATTCAATTCAAAAATGGAATTCAAAATCTAAAGTTACAATTAATTTTGAGACTACTAGCAATGCTGATACATTTAAACCTGGGGTCAGAACACTTCCCGATGGGCAGACTAGAGAAAAATAGTTTGGGTTATTAAATAATGTTTTGTATATTAAGGTTATTAAAAACTAACCACCGTTATAAAGTACTAAATGAAAAATGCACCAAAGATATTTGCCCATGGTAGCTATATAGGAACTACAGGTTATGCTAACCATACAAGGGCATTCTATAGAGAACTCTCTAATCATTACAACTTAAAAATTAGAAATTTTACAGTAGGTAAATCCTGGGAAGGTTTTAATGATGAACCCCATAATAGTGAGGGTTATATTGATAATAAGGACAAAAAATTATTAGTAGAACAATCTTTATGGGACAATGATAAAAACCTCCAACATGAACCCTTTTATGATAAATATCCCAATGACTTTAAACACAATATAAATATTGTTCTTAATGAAACTAACCACCATTATTTTTACCAAAATTACGATGGTCCTAAAATAGCATATAACGTGTGGGAATCAACTAGACAACCCGAAGGTTTTTTTAACCAATTAAAAACCTTTGATCAAGTTTGGGTTGCTTCTAGTTGGCAAAGAGATTGTACTATTGAACAAGGAATAGAACCTGACAAGGTTAAAGTAGTCCCAGAAGCAGTAGATGGGACAGTATTTAAACCCAACCCTACAGCTGATTTACCTGAATATGACGATGGTAGGTTTAAGTTTGTAATATTTGGTAGATGGGATTATAGAAAATCCACTAAAGAAATAATGGAATCATTCTTACAGGAATTTAGTAAAGATGAACCTGTTGATTTAGTAGTATCTATTGATAACCCCTTTGCAAAGGATAATTTTAAATCAACTGAGGAAAGATTAAAAAATTATAAACTAGATGACTCTAGAATTAAAATTAAACACTTCCCTACCAGAGAGGAATACGTAAAATATCTACAAAAAGGCCATGTATTTTTATCATGCGCTAGAGCAGAGGGTTGGAATCTTCCTTTAATTGAGGCCATGGCTTGTGGTACTCCCTCTATTTATTCAAACTGTAGTGCACAGTTAGAATTTGCAAAAGATCTGGGATTACCCGTCCCTATAAAATCTATGTCAGAAGCTAAACTGGGGGAATATAGTAGTTTTTCTCAATCATTATTAGCTGGGGAATTTTATGAACCTGATTTTGATTTTCTAAAAAAACAAATGAGGGACGCTTATGTTAACTATAAAAAACATAAAAAAAAGGCATTAAAAGAATCTAAGATTATTAGAGAAAAATTTACATGGAAAAATGCTTCTAAAATAGCAGGTAAAGAAATAGAAAATTTATTAGATAATCTTCCTAAGAATAAAGTAGAGATAAGTTTTAATTTAGGACCTAAAGTAGAAATATTAGGTCATAACAAAAATAAATATTTTGTAGAATTTATAGATAGTTCTACTAATGAAGTTTTACACAGTAGTACTATTAGTAATAATATGTGGACTAAATGTAATAAATCTTATAATATTCCTTGGGTAATTAAAGTAAATGGTGAGGTAGTTCATCATTTTGATTTAAAAAATAAAGTTGTAAGAATAAAATTTGAATCTAAATCTGTAGGTGATACATTGGCGTGGGCCCCTCAAATAGTAGAATTTCAAAAACTATACAAATGTAAAGTTATTTTAAGTACTTTCCATAACGATTGGTTTGAATCCCAACCAGAATATAAAAATATAAAATTTATAAAACCTGAGGATCAATCCAAATCCTATGCCACTTATCAGATAGGATGGTTTAAAAGTAGTAAAGGGGACTGGAAGAATTTTGACCACCACCCTAACCAAGTAAATACTATCCCCCTTATACAAACAGCAACTGATATATTAAGGTTACCTTATAAGGAACTACACTATGGTATTAATTTTACACCTAAAAAACGACCTATTAAAGGCAAATACATTTGTATTGCCCCAAGATCAACATCGGGTTTAAAAGAATGGCCCCATGAAAATTTTAGATCATTAGCTAAAAAACTACAAAGTAAAGGATATAAAGTAGTTAATATATCGAAAGAAGGTTTTAAAGGAACCAATATAATAGACAAAAAGAATTTAAAGTGGGAAGATACTTTAAACCATCTTTACCATGCTGATTTATTTATAGGATTAGGCTCGGGTTTATCTTGGCTTAATTGGGTATTGGATAAACATACGGTTATGATAAACAATTTTATACCTCATGGTTTTGAATTTACTCACAATTTAACTAAAATAGAAAATAATTCTGTATGTAATAACTGTTGGGTTAGCCCTACTTATGTATTCGACCCTGGAAATTGGGATTGGTGTCCAGAAAATGAAGGAACAAAATTACAACACATCTGCCAAAAATCTATATCCGTAGAACAGGTAATAAATCAAATTAAAAAATACATATAAGCAATGGGTAGTAATTTTATTTGGATAACAGGAGGTAATAAAAATTACTTACCTATGATAGAGGTATTAGCTAAAAGTTTATTAAAATATTCTAAACACAAACTTATAGTGTATGGTTTTAATTGTAATTCAACAATAGATTTACCCAATGTAATTAATAAACGAATTAATTATACACCTAAACCTACAGTAAACTCCACGCATGAACCGGATTTATTCCATAAAGACTATTCTATCTATTTTGCCAAATATTTAGCTAGTTTAGATTCTTTAGAAGAAAATTATAATAATTTTGCATGGATAGATGGTGATGCCTTTGCAACTGAAAACATAGATACTTCATTACAATATTTATCAGATTTAAAAGACTATCCTTTATTTATGAAATACTTTCATGAAGATATTAACCAATGGAGACAGTATAAAGGTATAAGATTAGAAGGAAGATATGGTAATGAATTATCTTCTATAAAAAATTTAAAAAGAAACCCTAATAATAAATTAATAGCAACTGGTTTTTATTTCTATGATAAAAAAAGTAAACCATTTTTTGAGAAATGTTTAGAATGGAATCAAGAATTAAACCAATACTCAATAAAAATCTACACGGATGATAATGCATTCTCAGAAGAAAGGGTAGCTAATAATGTATTATGGGAAGAAAATAAAACTTTAGACTTACCTATTACTTGGAATAACTATTATAGTTCAAAAGATGAAACTTTAGTTAGCTCTTATTTTTTAAAAAAAGGATTTGATGTAATGTATGATAAACTAACATTACAACCATATTTTATTCATGGACCTGACCCTTCAGTAAAACCAAAAAATGCAGAAACTTTAAATCAAGCATTTAATGATTATCAGTCAAAAAAATTAATGATTGTAGCACACCCAGATGATGAATTAATTTTTGGGGGGGCAGAACTTATAAAACATGGACCTGAATATAGGGTGGTATGCCTTACAAATAAATCGAATGAAATCAGAAGTAAGGAATTTAAAAAGGTAATGGAAAAGCTAAATGTAGGGTCTTGGGAGATATTTGATTATGAAGATACATTGCATCCTACTCAACAATTTGATTTAGAAGATATTTTAATGAGTAGAAAATGGGAAAAAATAGTTACTCACAATCCTGTAGGTGAATATGGTCACCCACAACACAAACTAGTATTTGATGTAGTAAAAGAGTATATTGAAAAAGTTATATGTGATGAAGGTATATTTTATGTGTTTGGTAAGTCCCAACAAAAATTAGACCAAAATACATTGGATACCAAAAATATTTTACTTACATTATACACCTCGGAAACTCCCATTATAAATCAATTATTAACTAATAATGGAGATTGGTTTAAAAGTAGTGACAATAATATTAATTATATAGAACATGAGTCTATAGAAAAATATAATAAAAAAAAGGATAAAAATAATTATATAGCATGTTATGAAAAATAAAAATTTAGTTATTATTTTGTGTTATTGTGATACACAACGTAAGCTTGACTTATTATCTAATATGGTTTTATCATTAAAAGATAAATATGATATATTAGTATCAACACATTCCCCTCTTCCAATAGAAATTCAAAATAATATAGATTATTTAGTGTATGATAAAAGTAATCCTATTTTAAAATATCCTGAAAGGGGAATGGTATTTTGGAAAACAATTAACATTGAATGTACCCCCTGTGGTGAAAAACCCCCAATAAAAATATCACATATGATGAATGATTATGGGTGGACAGTTTTTAATTTAAAAAAGAATGCCATTACTTTTTGTCAAAATCTAGATTATTCCCACTATACCTTTATAAATTACGATATAGAGATAACTAAAGGGGTGCTAAATATGATTGATAATCCAAAAGATTTTATATGTAGTGATTTTAAAGATCCTACTACTAATGCTTCTTTATTTCCAAGTCTATTATTTAATATTTTAAGCAAAGAAAATGCTAACGAAATTAATAACCTAACATCTAAACAAGAATATACTAGTTCAGATCCAATAACAGGACAATCTTTTATAGATGCAGAAGCATATTGGGGTCATTTAATTTCTAATTTTGATTATACTAAAGTAGAAACAAAAATAGTAGGATTATTAGAAACAGGAAACCCAGATGTATTAAATTATAATAAAAGTAATGATCAATATAAATTGTTTTTTTCTGAAAATAAAGTTCTCGTATATGATAATTTTGAAGAAAAACAAATAAAGATAAGAGTAAATGGGGAAAATATTACCTCAAATGATAAGCAGCTTATTGTATATTTTTCTAAAATAGAAGACCTAGGGTATTACTATAATAATAAACTAATAAACCTCACTCCTAAATTAAAAAGTGATATTTATAATAAAATAGAATAATAATATTTATAAACAAAACAAAAAATGAGTACAACAAAGTTATCAAAAGAAGAGTTACAAAAATTAAAAGATTTCCAAAGATCAGAAAATGAAATTACTTTTTCCCTAGGTCAAATTGAATTAAGGAAAGTATTTTTAGAAAAGGATAAAAAAAATCTCCAAAATCAATATCAATCACTCCTCCAAGACCAAGAAAAAACAGGTAAAGAATTACAAGAAAAGTATGGAGAAGGTAACATTGATTTAGAAAAAGGGGAATTTATTGAACTAAAATAGTTCTTTGAGAAAATCTTTAATATGTATAATAAAACAATATTAAAAATAACATATAAAGATGGCAGAAACATTATTATCTCCAGGTGTATTAGCTAGAGAAAACGACCAATCATTTATTACTCAACAACCAGCAGAAATTGGTGCCGCTATTATAGGACCAGCTGCTTTAGGGCCTGTTGAAGTACCTACTTTGGTTACTTCTTTTAGCGAATACACAGCAATTTTTGGTACTACAGTACAAAGTGCATCAGTTGCATATTCATACTTAACTTCATTATCTGCGAACAATTATTTTCAAAGCGGTGGAACGAGTTTATTAGTTACCAGAGTAACCCCAGAAACATTTACTTCTGCTACAAGTTCATTTATCAACACCGTAGATGGTTCAGAATTAAAAACAGGTACAGGTGATGATATAGCTACTAATGCCGCAGCCTTATTTGCTGCTGGTGTTGATGCAGGTGCATTTTTTGCAGGCGCTGGTACAGAAACTTATACAGATGCCACATTTACAACAAATGGTAGTGGAACAGGAGCAACATTTAAGTTTACTACAACTGCAGGAGCACCAGCAGCCATAACAGCTTCAACCGCAGGAGAAGGGTACAATTTAGGAGACACATTAGTTTTTTCTACAAACGATAATGGTGGTTCACCAATAACAGCAACAGAATTATCAGGTTCAGCTACATTTGGAGCTACAGATACTTACAATGCAGGTACAATTACTATTGCTCCTTCATCAACAACAAGTACAACTGCAACAGGTCAAGCTTGGTCTTTAACATTTGCTGGTGGAGCAGGTGCTTCAAAGTTAACAACTATTACAGCTACAACAGCTGGAGAAGGTGCTAAAGTAGATGATACATTTACTTGGGCTTCTACTGATATTGATACTGCTTTAGGTGGTGGAACTGGAACAACAGATGTAGTACTAACCATTACAGCTGCAGATTTAACTAAAGGAACTTTTACAGTAACTTTAGTTCCCGCAAATTTAGAAGAGGGAATGCAACCTTTTATATTAGAAACGATTTCTGAAGGAGCAGTAATGAATACTGGAACTCAAGAATTAACCGGGGGTGCTTTAGCAACCGGATCTGCAGAAAACATTCGATGGTCAATCCCATCAGTAAATACAGCTGCTGGAACATTTAGTTTACTTATCCGTAGGGGTAATGATAATACAAACCAACAAGTAGTATTAGAACAATATAACAACCTATCCTTAGACCCGTATCAACCAAATTATATATCAGCACAAATTGGTGATATTAATAAAAATTTAGTTAATGAAGGTGCAGATTATTTCATTCAAGAATCGGGATCATATGCCAATTTGTCAAGATATGTAAGAGTAAAATCTGTAAGTTTAAAAACTCCAAATTATTTTGATAATAATGGTCAAGCAAAATCTCAATTTACAGGTTCTTTACCTGCAGCATCTTCAGGTTCATTTAATGGGGCCAGTGGGGTTAATATTACTACTGCTACATCAGGACGTGTTGCTAATTTCTATGGGAAAATAGGAGATGGTGCTGCTTTTGATACACAAGGTTTAACAGGTAGTAACTATGATAACGCAATTGCTTTACTAGGAAATGTAGATGAATACCAGTACAATGTTATTAGTACTCCTGGATTACTTAACGCAACTCACGCAGCACAGGTAACTAATGTATTATCAAATACGATTCAAAGAGGTGATGCAATCGCCGTATTAGATTTAGTAAAATATGGTAGTTCAATAGCATCAGTTTCTCAAGCAGCATCTGCATTTGATAATAGCTACGCTTCAACATACTGGCCTTGGGTTCAAATGATTGACCCACAAACAGGCGAATTAGTTTATTCACCAGCTTCAACTGTAATTCCTGGAGTATATGTTTTTACAGATGCTTCAAGTGAACCATGGTTTGCACCTGCTGGATTAACTAGAGGAGCTTTAGGTCAAGTAGTTAGAGCTGAAAGAAAATTATCTGCAACTAATAGAGATACTTTATATGAAGCAAACGTTAACCCATTAGCAACTTTCCCACAATCCGGAGTAGTTGTATTTGGTCAGAAAACATTACAAAAACGTGCTAGTGCTTTAGATAGAGTAAATGTACGTAGACTATTAATTTCCCTTAAAGGATTTATATCTGGAGTAGCTGATAATTTAGTATTTGAACAAAATACAATTGCTACAAGAAATAACTTCTTAAGTGTAGTTAATCCATATTTAGAAGGAGTACAACAAAGACAAGGATTATATGCTTTTAAAGTAGTAATGGATGATACCAATAACACAGCATCTACAATAGATAGAAATGAGTTAGTAGGTCAGATTTTCTTACAACCAACTAAAACAGCAGAATTTGTAATCCTAGATTTCAATGTACTACCAACTGGAGCAACATTTCCAGCGTAAGAATTAAAAAGATAAATATTTATAATAAAATAAAAAAATAAAATGGCAGTATTAGATCCAAACGAAATATTTTTCACCGCTTTTGAGCCAAAACAAGCAAACAGATTTGTCATGTATATTGACGGTATTCCTGCTTATTTAGTAAAAGAAGTAGGGGCTGTAACCTTATCACAAGGTACAGTTGAATTAAATCATATTAATGTATCAAGATATGTAAAAGGAAAATCCACTTGGGATCCAATTTCTTTAACATTATTTGACCCAATTACACCATCGGGAGCACAAGCAACTATGGAATGGGTACGTCTTCACCATGAATCAGTTACTGGTCGTGATGGGTATAGTGATTTCTATAAAAAAGATCTTACTTTTAACGTACTAGGACCTGTAGGAGATATTGTATCTGAATGGATTATAAAAGGTGCATTTATTACAAGCACATCATTTGGAGATTATAATTGGGATACTGTAGATACTGCTCAGAACATAAGCATTACAGTACAACCAGATTATTGTATCTTAAACTTCTAAAAATTTTACCCACCCCTGATTTAGAAAATAGCTTGGCTTCGGCCAGGCTTTTTCTTATCTTAGTTATATGGTTCAAAACTATCTAAACTTTTTATCCCTATCTGAAATTAATTTAATTAAAGATGGAGTTTATGATTTAAAACAATATTGGAAACATTCCTCCCAATATAGGAATTCAGGTTTATTACCTTATAAAGACACCCCCATTATAGAAGTTTTAAAGGACCAATACAAAGCAGAATATCTTTTAGGTGATCCGTTATATAGATTAGAGGGACATAAGGAAGATATAACCTTAGGAACCCAATTTGCACTATTAGAAAAATTTTATTGGTTATATACAAAAACCATAAATAAAATTACAGAAATTACATCCATAGAATCTGAATTAGAACCTGATCTTACTATACCTGGGTTTCATGTATATGCTTCCCACCCTCAACCTTTTAATGAGTTTAAATATCATACTGATGTTAGTATTGTAGATTATTATCCTAATCTTGATATTAACAAAATATATTCATTTGTTATCCTTATAGAATCTAAAGGTACTACCCCTTATTTAGAATATGAAACTGGTCCTACCAAATCATCATCTTTTAGTACCCATGGAAGTGGCCCAGCTAATTCTATTATTATTAATACCAATTCTGGTGTTCCTGCTACAGAAGAATATCAATTAGGTAGTTTACATATATGGGAAGCAAAATTATCTCATAGAATTGGGGGATTTGAATTAAAAGAAGGAGATTCAAGAATAACATTTCAAGGGCATTATTATTATGATCCTGAAACAAAAACTAATAAACTTTTCTTTTAAAATTATGTGGAAGTGTATTAAAAATATATTATATTCATATGTATAATATGAACAAACGTTATTATTAAATAAAGATTATGGCAGATTTTAAACTAGCAACAGAAATAGTAGACTTACCTTCTAAAGGGTATTTATATTCAAAGGATTCACCATTAGCTGATGGAAAAATTGAAATTAAATATATGACAGCTAAAGAAGAAGACATTCTTACCAATGCTTCTTACATTCAAAAAGGAACAGTATTAGATAAATTATTTCAATCATTAATTGTTTCTAAAATAGATTATAATGATTTATTAATTGGGGATAAAAACGCCATTATGATTGCGGCCCGTATCTTAGGATATGGTAAAGATTACACTTTTGCATTTAATGGGATAGAAGAAACTGTAGATTTAACAGATATTGAAAATACAACTATAGATGAAGATTTGTTTAAATCAGGTAAAAATGAATTTAACTTTACATTCCCACATTCTGGGAATGAAATTGTTTTTAAGTTATTAAATCACGGGGATGAAACAAAAATTCAACGTGAACTGGATGGTTTAAAGAAAATAAATAAAGAATCGGACCCTACTCTTACTACAAGATTAAAACACACAATACTTTCAGTTGAAGGAAAAACAGATAAAAAAGATATTCGAGAATTTGTAGATAAATATCTGCTAGCACGAGATGCTCGTGCGCTTAGAGAATACATTAAATCAATGTCACCAGATGTAGATTTAACTTTTTTTCCCTCAAGTAGCGAAACAACAAAAACAATTCCAATTGGGGTTGGATTTTTTTGGCCTGACTTTGGAAAATAGTCCAGTATACAGAAAAAATTTATTTACCCAAATACATAACATAGTCTTCCATGGAAATGGAGGCTATGATTGGTTTACGATATATAATATGCCTATTTGGCTTCGTAAATTTACTTTTCATGAAATAAATGAGTACAATAAGTCCCAAAATGAAAAATCAAATAAGTCTAAAGACAAAGATTCTTTAGTTAATACTAAGGGTCAAGTAAATCGACCTAAGTTTCAAAATAAATCTAGTTATAAGTAAAATTACTTCTTTTAATATTTATAACAAAATATCCATATGGCACTAGGAGACGATGTTAAAAAAGCTAATGATGAAATAAAGAAATTTTCTGAGGAAATTGGAGCTTTAGATAACCAACTACTTTCTTTAGGTGCTTCTATTCAATCCCAAATTTCTGATAAAATAAAGGGTGCTGATGATACCACTCAAAAATTATATAAATCATATAGTAGGGATATAACTTCTGCTATAAACCAAACTTCTAAACAATTAGATAATTATGCGGCTATTCAAAAAAAGGTAGCTGCCGGGTATGATATAGAAAAAGAGCTTATTAAAGAAGTTGAAAAAGTTCAAAAACAACAATCAATAACCCTTAGAAAAATAGAATTCCTTAAAAGAGAAGGGGTTCAACTTAACATAGATGAGATTTCTGCCTTAGAAGAAACTTTTGCGTTAGATAAAAAAATACTAGCTAACCTTGAGGCACAAAATAAAAAACAAAGAGAAAGTTTAGGAATAGCGGGTAAACTAGCTGATGGGGTTGAAGGAATACTCCAAAAGGCAGGTGCAGGTGGTATAGCTAAGATGTTTAATTTTAAAAAAGCTGCCGCTGATGCCGCTGTTTTAAATAAACAACAAGCAGCTGCACAAGGTAAAAAAGTTACAGGTTTACAAAATGCAAAGAATCTAAGTAAAGGAATGGCCAAAAACATAGATATGGCCACAGTTAGATTAGGTGCAGCCGGGGCTTTATTTAAATTAGCAGGTGCTTTATTTGACCAATTTAAAAAGGCAGATCAATCTACAACTGAAATTGCTCGTGGTCTTAGCATGTCTAAAAAAGAAGCTAAGGAGTTTAAAAATGAAATGATGGAAACCAGTGGGGGAGCTTTATCCCTTAACGTATCCATAAAAGAACAGAAAAAAGCAGTAATGTCCCTAAATAAAGCTTTAGGGGGAACGGCAATTGCCTTTAATGAAGATATTAGAGAAGGGGCAGCTGAATCACTTGCATTACTTGGGTTATCAGAAGAAGCAGTAGGTAATATGGCTAAACAAGCCATGATTGCAGGTAAAAGTTTTAAAGAATTAGAAAAAGAACAAGCAAAAGGAGTTTTAGATGCTGAAAGAGAATTTGGTATTAGATTAAAACTATCTGATGTATTAGATGAAGCTAATAAAATAACAGGTCTAGCCCGAGTTAATGCTATGGGTATTGAAGGTGGTTTAACAAAAGCAGTTGCTACAGCAAAATCATTAGGTATTGAAATGAGTGCTGTTGCATCTTCTGCGGGTCAATTACTAGATTTTGAAAGTTCTATCCAAAATGAATTGCAAGCCGAATTATTAATTGGTAGAGATTTAAATCTTGAAAAAGCAAGAGCTGCTGCATTAGCAGGAGATCAAGAAGCATTAGCTAAAGC